CCTCGTTGAGACAGCAAGTTACGCTCTGCCATCATGGCCGTACAGAAACCACTCAACAGGATTATCGACATGGCTAGCGCAGCTAAACCAGCCCGTAAGAAATTCCGCGTTGCTGTCTCTGGTGCCACCGTTGATGGGCGTGAAATTCGCCCTGAGCACCTTCGTGATGCAGCAGCAAACTACAGCCCAGAGGTGTACGGCGCACGCGTCAACCTTGAGCACTATCTTTCGCCTTTCCCTGGCAGTGATTTCGGCGCGATGGGAGATGTGACGGCGCTGAGTGCTGAAGATATCAGCGAGGGCCCTCTCGCCGGACGCACCGCGCTGTACGCCGAGATTGAACCTTCTGAGCGTATGAAGAAGCTGACGGAAGAAGGTAAGAAAATTTACTCCAGCATTGAGCTGCACCCGCAGTTTGCGCTTAACGGTAAGGCGTATGTCATGGGGCTGGCGATGACCGATACCCCTGCGAGCCTCGGCACCGAGCGCCTGAAGTTTGCCGCGCAGCAGCGTCAGCAGGTTATGTCTTTCAATAATCAGCAGGGTGAAGCCCCGCTATTCACCGATGCCATTGAGGCTGAAATTATCGAACTGGCTGAGCAGCACAGCGATGAGGGTAAACAGTGGTTCGGGCGCATCATGGGGATTATCGGCAAAGGCCGTAAATCTGATGGTGAACAGTTCAGTCAGGTACGTGACGCCGTGGAGAATGTCGCACAGTCCCATGCCGATCTGTTGGACAGCTTCAACGATCTGAGTCGCGCCCGCGAGCAGGACAGCCAGACTATCCAGAAGCTGACTTCCGACCTTGCCGCGCTGACCAGCAAGCTGGGTAACACTGACGCCAATTTCAGCCAGCGGGAACCCGCAAGTGGTGGCGCTAACGCGCAACTGGCTGATTACTGATATCCACAACGAGAGCAGAGAATATGGAAAATACTACCCGACAACTGTTTGATCAGTACGTCGCTCGGCAGGCACAGCTCAACGGCGTTTCTACCGCCGCGATTGCGGCAAAATTTGCTGTAGATCCGACGCGTCAGCAGCGCCTGGAGCAGGCTGCACAGCAAAATGATTCTTTCCTGAGCAAAATTAACGTGTTCCCCGTCAACCAGCAGATAGGCCAGAAAGTCCTGATCGGCAGTAAAGGCCCGATGGCTGGCGTAAACAACGGTGTCACCAGTCGTCGCAACCCTGGCTCAAATCATTCCATGGAGCCGTTCGACTACATGTGCCGCAAGGTCAACTATGACTACGGCATCAGCTATGAACAGCTTGATGCGTGGGCGCATATGCCGGAGTTCCAACCGCTGATCAGCAAAGCAATGGCCCGCCAGATGTCGCTTGACCGCATCATGATTGGCTTTAACGGTGTTAAGTACAGCGATCCGTCTGACCGTGCCACTAATCCGCTGTTGCAGGACTGTGGTATCGGCTGGCTGGAGAAAGTCCGTAAGGAGGCACCGCACCGCGTCATTTCTAATGTGACGATCACCTCGCGCGATGAAGATAACAAGATTGTCGCAAAAGGTACTTACGGCAACCTTGGCGCTGCAGTGTACGACGCTAAAAACAGCCTGATGGATGAGTGGCACAAGCATAACCCAGATAACGTGGTGATTCTGGCGGGGGACCTGCTGACGACCAGCAATTTCTCAGCCATTAACGCGTTAAGCCAGACCAACCCGAACACTGAAATGCTGGCCGGTCAGCTGATTGTTGCGCAGGAGCGTGTAGGAAATATGCCGACTTTTATCGCGCCTTACTTCCCAGTGAATGGCGTGTTGATCACACCGTTCAAAAACCTGTCGATTTACTACCAGCGTGGCGGTCTGCGCCGGACGATCAAAGAAGAGCCGGAATACAACCGTATCGCAACCTACCAGTCTTCAAACGATGATTTTGTCATTGAGGATTACGGCAATGTTGCGTTCATTGACGGCATTCAGTTCGCCCAAGCCGAACAGGCAGGCGAGTGACAGAAGCGGCGGGGCATTGCCCCGCCATGACGGGGAGAAGTGACGATGTTAACACCGGCACAACGACATTTTCAAAAGGTCATGGCAGAACGCCGGGGACAGGCGGATGAAGAATCCGATATCCAGCGCACTGCGCATGAGCAAATTTTGCATCGGTTGCGTATGGACTTGTCCCGCCTTAGCGGCGTGCAGTCCGAAGAAACCAAAGCCGAAATGAAAAAATCCATGCTACCTGAATACGAGGGATGGATTGAAGGCACGCTCGACGGCGACAGCGGACGACAGGATGAAGTTATTACCAGACTGATGGTTTGGGCGATTGACTGTCGTGATTATGCGCTTGTGATGAGATTGGGGCGTTATGTGGTGCGACACGGGCTGACGTTGCCGGATAACTTCAACCGCACAGCAGCCACTTTCCTGACCGAAGAAATAAGCAAACCACTGTTGACGCTCGCGGCCGCTGATGCTGACGCTGATTTATCGTCCGGTATCGCCGTGCTTGACGAAGTGGCAGAAATTGTCGCTGACAGTGATATGCCGGATGTGGTGCGCGCCAAGTTGTGTAAGGCCCGTGCGCTTTCCCGCCGTGGTGCGACTGATATCGCGACCAAGGCTGAAGCGTTGGCACTGTTCCGTGAGGCGCTGACACGCAACCCTAATGCAGGGGTGAAAAAAGAGATAGCCACGCTTGCCCGCGAAGTTAAGAAGCTTTCTGCGGATGGCGGCGCGGGTGAAAACGAAGCGTCCAGCACCGACAAAATTGACAGTACTGCAGAGCCTGTTCCTGAAAAGACCACCACCGCCAACGCAGCAGGTAAAGCGACGGCGCGTAAAACCACGACCAAGGCGGCAACAAGCAAAGCGATAAAACGCAAACCTGCCAGCCAGAAAAAGAATTAACGACTTCGGCCCCGTCCGACAGGCGGCGCGGGGGGATATCTGCCCGTTTACGGTCTTTTAACCACCCGCCCACCGCCTGATTTATGGGAGATAAATGCATGAGCAGCCTTGTGGCAAATAAGCGCGTGTTGCCTGCAGACAGCGATACCCCCGATGTTGATGATGGCGATAACACCGTCAACGCAGGGGACTTCTGGCCGGTGATTAAACTGGCAGATCTCCGTCTGGCCGCGCGTATCACTGGTGGTATCACCACGTCCAGACTGATGCACGTAACCACGGAAGCGGTCGCCCATGTTACCGCGCAGTTGCTGGACTGGCGCGCCGGTCAGCTCAAAGCAGGTTTTCACGCGCTGGAAGATGTGCCTTCAGCCCTGCCATCAGGTGAGATGGAAAAGCTGATGATCAACGGTGAAAACGTGAAGGTCTACCGCTTCCGGCGTGCGGTTTATTCGATTGCCAGGGCGCTGGTACTTGAAGGTTATCGCGACGTTGATACGACAGCGAAAGGCGACAAAGATGCCGCCGCACTTGACCTGCAACGGGATGACCTTTGGCGGGATGCTCGCTGGAGTATCGCCGACATTCGCGACACACCGCGACTCTATGCGGAGCTTTGCTGATGAAAGTGAGGGCGTTGCAGGGGGATACGGTGGATTTGCTTTGCTGGCGGCACTACGGCACCACGCAGGGCGTGACCGAAAAAGTATTATCTGCCAATCCCGGACTGAGCCAGCAGGTTTTTCTTGATGCCGGTCAAGAGATTGAACTGCCGGAAATCACGCGCAAAGCGACACAGGAGATGGTGCAGCTATGGGGTTAAGTTTTTTTCAGCGCCTGAATGACTGGCTGACATTCACTATGTCAGCAATGGTCACGAGTATCGGCGTAATGACACTGAGCGAAAAGATTGCGCTGGCTGGTCTTTTCGTCGGGATGGTTTTTGGTGCCCGTGGATGGCTCTATCGTGCCCGTATCGAACGGGGGCAGAAGCGTCGCAACGAACTGATTAACCAAATCCTTGAGCAGGCGGCGCACAGGCAAATGAGTGAGTCAGAGCGTCGGGCGCTTGACCTTCTGCAACAGAATGAGCCGGAAGATGAAACAACTTATTAAAAAGTGCTCCATCGCGGCCATTGTTGCGCTGGGTATCACATTGAGTCCAAGCGCACTGCGCACAACGCCTGAAGGTCAGCAAAAGATTGCTGGCTGGGAAGATTGCCGGAACACACCGTATTACTGCACGGCTGGTGTGCTAACGGTCGGAATAGGTTCGACAGGGCGCGTTGAGAAGCGGGAGTACAGCGACAGCGAGATTGCTGGCCGATGGATTAACGATATGCGGCATGCTGAAAACTGTATTAACCAGAATTTTGAAGGCGGTTATATGCCGCAGTCTGCCTTTGAGGCCATGACGGATGCAGGTCTAAATGTGGGGTGCACTGGCCTGATGTGGTTCACGGACAGCCAGAAGCGAAAACAACGCACGACCATCTGGAAAAAGGCGCAGGCGCATGAATGGCAGGCGATGTGTAACCGGCTGACGGACTTTGTAAACAGCGGCGGTAAACGCAGTCAGGGGCTGGTTAACCGGAGAACGGATTTTAAGGCGTGGTGCCTGCGTGACGTGGAAGCTGAGAAATGAAGACTATAGCTATTTTATGCGCATTGCTGGCGCTGGCTTCTGGTGGCCTGCTTTGGCAGACACATCAGCGAGGTAAAGACGCCGTTCGCAATGAAGCGCTTTCCCGCGAGGTGAAGAGCAATGGTGAGGTGTTGGGTGAACTGCGTGCGCTGACTGCTGATGCCCGCGAAGTCCTTGCACAGTTGCGGACAACCGAACAGCAAAGAAACACTCAGGGGGAAATGCGACGTGAAAATATGCGCAATGCCATCAAAGACGATACGTGTGCTCGCACTGTTGTGCCTGCTTCTGTCAGTGACAGCCTGCAACACCGTACCGCCGCAACCACAAGTGAAAATCGTACACGAACCGGTACCGGAAAGCCTGACGGCAGCAACGCCAGCGCCGGAACTGTTCGCCCCCGTCACGTGGGGCGCAATAACCATCTGGAGTGATCACCTGCGTGATGCGCTGGATACCTGCAATGCCGATAAGGCGGCGATAGCCGATCTCGATCTGCGCCGCCTTAAAAGACTGACTGACCACGCGAGGACCACACAATGACCTTATTCGACTACCTGAGCGCTCATCCTTACTGGACGCTTATTTATTTACTGATCATTGCGAGCGTGATTGAACGTTTCGGGCGTTAAGAGGGTATCACCATGCTGAAAGTTGATTCACTACGCGAAACCCTGACCAGTGCAAACAAATGGTGCAGGGCTAACCCTGAAGCCTTCACCGTTTTTGTGGAAGAAGGGAACATTGAGACGACCGGTGAAACACCGTCGTTTATATACCGTTATACCCTAGTGCTGTTTGTGATGAGCTTTGCCGGTGATATTGATGATTTCACATTGCCGTTAATGGCATGGCTCTGGCATAACCAGCCCGATCTGCTGCTGAACCCCGAGAAGAACCGAGACATTAAATTTACGACCCTTATCAACAACGATGATACCGCCGACATTCTTTTTGAAATGCCGCTGTGCGAGCGCGTGAAGGTTTCTCTGGATGAAAACGGTATTCCCCGCGCGGAACATTTGCCGGAACCTAAATCGCGCATTCCGTCAGCAGATGGCGGCTGGAGCGTCATCTTTGAGGATGTGATGTGGGGAGCTGACGCGCATGAGTAACGATCTCTTCCGTGAGCTGGATCAGGTATTCAGCGACATACTGGCGGGCACCTCGCAGGCCGGACGTGTTCGCACTGCCCGCGCTATTGGTCAGGCACTGCGAAAGAGCCAGCAACAGCGCATCAAAGCGCAGCAAAATCCTGAAGGCTCGCCATATCCTGCCCGTCGCCGCCGGGTGCTACGTTCTCAGCAAGGTATTGTGTTTGTCTGGCAGGGTGAGATCCGTCGCCTCAAAAACTGGCACGGTGGCCGGGGAAAATACGGGCGCACCATTACCGGCTTTGACGAAGAGCGAAATGATATTCGCACGTTTTACCGCAACGATATTGAACGTTACATCGAGATCAATACGCGTTCAGTACGTCGCAGTACCACAAAGAAAGTGCCAATGTTTCAGCGGTTGCGTGGCTATCGCTTTCTCAAAATGCGCGCTGATGCGGGCGGTACCTCCGTGGGTTATGACGGCGTGGCGGCGCGCATTGCGCGTGTGCACCAGTACGGCCAGCGCGATCAGGTCGGGCCGGGTGCATTTGCTAAATATCCGGTGCGTGAGCTGTTGGGCTTTACCGCTGCCGATGAGCGGATGATTACGGAACAGGTGGTTAACAGCTTAGGGAGTGCCGCACGATGAGCGCTGAATTGCTCCGCCTACTGGAAAATATCCTCCGCGTCGGTGTCGTTATTGCGGTTGATGAAGAGAACTGGCGCGTGCGCGTACAAAGCGGCGAACTTCAGACCGACTGGCTGCGCTGGAACACCATGCGTGCTGGGGCATTCAGTATCTGGGTGCCGCCTTCAGTCGGTGAACAGGTCTGGCTGGGCTGTATCGGTGGCAACCCTGAAACGGCTGTCATTATTGGCAGTCTCTACAGCAACGATCACCCTGCGCCGGGTCGCAGCCTGAAAGAGATTGTGCTGAAAGCGCCAGACGGTGCCACTTTCCGCTATGACGCAGAAGCCAGCGCGCTGGAAGCGCAGGGCATGAAAACAGCACATATCAAGTCCTCTGCTAGTGTCACGCTTGAAACACCGGTGGTGGACTGCACCGGCCATCTGAAAGCGCGGACGTTCGAACTGACGGAAGGTGGCTCGATGAAGGGCAATGTCACTCATTCTGGTGGCTCACTTTCATCTAACGGGGTGACGATTCATTCGCACGTTCATGGTGGTGTGCAGAGTGGTGGCAGCAACACGGGGGGGCCTAAATGACAGTCCGCTATATCGGCATGAACCCAGACGGAACCGGCCAGCTAACAGACACCGATCAGCTGTGGAATTCAGTGCGCGACATACTGACCACGCCGCTGGCAAGCCGGGTGATGCGACGGGACTATGGCAGCATGATCCCCGATCTGCTGGATGAACCACAGAATGAAGTAACGCGCCTGCAATGTATGAGTGCGGCGGTGATCGCCTTGACGATGTGGGAACCGCGTATTGCCCTGAACGGCATCAATATCAGTTATTCAAAGGATGGCGCTGTCACCGCTGAGCTGGTCGGCATTATCACCGAAACCATGCAGACAGCAGGCACTGCGCTGACGCTCAGGAGTGGCAATAATGGCAACAGTTGATTTATCGCAGCTTCCACAGCCAAAAATTATTGAGGAGTTGGACTTCGAGGTGATCCTCAACGAAGTCAAAGCCGTCATGCTTGCGGCCTTCCCGCAGGAACAGCAGGCATCTGTTGCCGCTGCACTGGAGCTGGAATCCGAACCGCTCAACGTGATCGCTCAGGTGGTCGCTTATCGTGAAATGATGCTTAGGCAGCGGATTAATGACGGTGCGGCAGCATGCATGTTGAGTCATGCGGTATCGACAGATCTTGATAATCTAGCGGCTAATAACAACACCGAACGTTTGATTGCTATACCGGCGACTGAAACCACTGATGCGGTAATGGAGAGTGATACTGCGCTGCGGTTACGTGCTCAGGCTGCATTTGAAGGTCTCAGCGTTGCTGGACCCACTGCTGCGTATGAGTACTTTGCAAAAAGTGTTAGTGGGAAAGTGGCTGATGCTAAAGCAACCAGCCCCTCTCCGGCAGTGGTGGTCGTTTCCGTACTTTCTACACAAGGAGATGGTACCGCATCGACCGAGTTGCTGAACAATGTCAGAAATGCCCTCAATGCGGAGCACATACGCCCCGTGGGTGACAGGCTGACGGTGCAGAGCGCAACGATCATTCATTACCAGATTAATGCACGGCTGTATTTTTATCCTGGTCCGGAGTCTGAGCCCATCCTTTTGGCTGCACAAAAATCTCTAGAGTCGTGGCTGAGTGAGCAAGGAAAGATTGGGCGTGATATTGCTCGCTCCGCCATTATGGCTGTATTGCATGTTCAGGGAGTGCAACGTGTCGAGCTGCTGGAGCCCGCTAGCGATATTGTTATCGATGATACACAGTCAGCACAATGTGACTCTTTTACTATCAATATAGGGGGAACAGATGAATAACAGCATACTCCCCCCGTCAGCTAGCACATTTATACGTAATACAGAAAGAGTCACGGAACGGATAACTGATATCCCCGTAGATCTTCGTACGCTCTGGGATCCTGATACATGCCCAGTGGAGTTGCTCCCTTATCTTGCGTGGTCGCTTTCAGTCGATCGGTGGGATAGGGACTGGCCGGAACAAATAAAGCGTCAAGCAATTCGCGACTCATGGCTGATCCACAGACACAAAGGCACCATCAGCGCATTGCGACGTGCTGTAGAACCATTGGGTTACATCATCAATATTACCGAATGGTGGGAGACCAATGACCCTCCTGGCACGTTTCGTCTTGATATCGGCGTATTGGATAATGGCATGGGCGAGGCGCTGTACTTCGAACTTGAACGACTTATCGCTGATGCCAAACCTGCTAGTCGGCACCTTATTGGACTTAACATCATTCAGGATGTCGCCGGTTATGCCTACACCGGCGTCGCCCTGTATGACGGCGACATAATTACCGTTTACCCAGACCTAGAGAGCTAACCCGATGGCACAAAAATATAAAGCGGTACTGACCAAAATCGGCGCAGCCAAGATTGCCGCTGCGACCGCTGGCGGGACAAAAATCAATCTCACCCAAATGGCTGTCGGTGACGGCGGCGGCACGTTGCCTACGCCTGATCCGACACAAACCAAGCTGATTGCCGAGAAGCACCGCGCCGCGCTCAATAAAGTGATCGTCGACCCGAAACATAAAAACTATCTGGTAGCCGAGCTGGTTATTCCGCCGGAGATTGGTGGCTTTTGGATGCGTGAGCTCGGTCTCTATGATGAAGTCGGCGCGCTGATTGCGGTCAGTAACATGGCCGAGAGTTACAAGCCGCTGTTATCCGAGGGCTCAGGCCGTGCGCAGACCCTGCGCATGGTGGTGATTGTCAGCGATATGGATACGGTGAATTTGCTGATTGATAGCTCGACAGTGCTGGCAACACAGGAGTACGTTGACGATAAATTGCTGGAGCATGAACAATCGCGCCGCCATCCTGATGCCACGCTCAAAGCGAAAGGTTTTACCCAACTGAGCAGCGCCACCAATAGCACCAGTGAGGCGCTAGCCGCCACGCCGAAAGCCGTTAAAGAGGCTTATGACTTGGCAAACGGGAAATACACCGCACAGGATGCGACCACGACCCAAAAGGGGATTGTCCAACTCAATAGCGCCACCAATAGCACCAGTGAGGCATTAGCTGCTACACCGAAAGCGGTTAAAGCCGCGTATGACAAAGCGGCCGAGGCAGACAAAAACGCCAAAACCGCAGACGAAAATGCGGGCAAGGCCAACGACAACGCCAATACGCGCCTAGAAAAAAACAAGAATCTGTCTGACCTAAACGATAAACCGCAGGCGCGTAAGAATTTAGAACTCGGCACCGCTGCAACTTCCAACGTTCAAAAATCGGCTACAGATGGCACTGCCAATGCATTGATGGCGAATGGGGCTTGGGGGATTGGTACTAGTGGTCTCGTCATGAAAGATAGTGACATCCTATCGCCGACAAGCATTGGAAATGCGTTTTTCGTTCAAGGTGGTGGCGCTGATAATCATTTTGGCAGCTACGGCGCTGGTGTTCACATTTCTTATGGCACGGGAGGCGGTAATACCCTGCGGCTTACTGCGAATTTATTTGTCGATGCCTCTGGCAATCTGTCTGTTGAATGGTTGGAGGTTAACCGAAATGACGGGGCGGTTAAGGCGAAAAGGCTACAAAAACTTTATGGACCATTGAATAAGCCCACTGCTACGGATATTTCAGCATTTCCAGTTCGTGGAATGATAGCTTCTGGGGTGAACTTAAATACCCTTACTGGAACAAAGGAAGGTTTTTATTATCAGCCTGTGAGCGCGTCTGCCACGGCAGCACTTAATTATCCAACTCAGGCGGCTGGTAGTTTGTGTGTCATTAAAAACGGCGCAAACGGTAATGATGGATGTATACAAGAATATCGTCCTTATAACAGCACTGTTATTTTCCGTCGAACTTACGATTTAGCCTCAAACAGATGGTCTGGCTGGGATTATAGTTACAGTAAAAATAATCCACCTCCAGCCCCCGATTTAAGTCCCTACATTACGACATCAGCGGCTGATAATCGGTATATCAATAATTTACAGATGGGTGCTGAAGAATATAAAGATATTCCCTACCCCGGACAGGCAAGCATACCTTGGGGGGCTTGTATTACTGCCATTGTGGGAACCACTAAACCCACGGGCGGTGGAGTTGGTTTTTATATTTCTCGGGTCTATTTTCGTCGCATTCAAAAATATATCGGCGGGTCTTGGAAAAACATTGCGTAAGGGGGAAAGGCTGCATGATTTATAAAAATTTCACACTGTGCGCCGCAGAACGCGCCGAAGATGAAGCGTTATGCCTAAAGTCTGAGGACGGTCAAGATTGGTATGACGTACGAGAAAAGTTAAGCGCGGAAAAGCTAAAAATAGCCTATCAAGCGGATGGGGTTATCAGACAGCAAAGCTACAATGCGGTTGAGTTATTCCCTGAAAACCTTTCGGTAACGGAGATCAGCAAAGAAGATGTTCCTGATGAGTTACCGGAACGCCTCGATGGTAATTGGGTCTTTGATGGCAAAAAGATAGCCCCTCGTATTATTCCTGAGTCAGAGCTTATTGCTCAAGCAGAAGAAACACGCGCACAGCTTATGGCCGAGGCCAATCAAAAAATTACGCCGCTACAAGATGCCTTGGATTTGGATATCGCGACCGAGGATGAATTAGCCCAGCTTAGGGCATGGAAAACTTATCGCGTGTTGCTCAGCCGCATGGATACCAGCACCGTGCCTGATGTTGATTGGCCAGTACAGCCAGTTGTGTGATTACATAATAAAATAAAAGCTCGCAATAATATTATTTCGAGCTTTTATGGTGGGGGTTAAGTTTTAGTCATGAGTTTCTGCAGTACAGTCATAGTTATCTTTCCTCGATACAAATTTCTGCTACATCATGCCTACCAACGACTTATTGACTGAATCGTAGGTCATATTGGCTTCATTCTTTAGACCGGATAGTAAATCTCCAACAGAAGACGATTGAAGGCGCTCTCTCAGGTCTTCATCACAGCGCTGAAAGCTGATAGAAAACTCTATTTTTTTCGCCTTTCCGTAACGGTCAAACTCGGTATGTGTGGCCTGTAGCCCGGTCAGCACATACATCCCGTAAATCTGCCCAGCACCGCTGATTAAAGGCCAAGGACGCCCAGTGTATGCCTGCGTAGCCAGAACGGTAAGAGATACGTCGCCGCCCGTAATTTCAGGATAAAGCACCCCGTCAAGGTTGATCTGTGTCTCTCCTGCGCCGATGTACTGCCATTTTGCTGAGCGGTTGATGCGGTCGTTTTTGACATGCCGCCAGTTCAGTGAGTGGCGCAGTTGCTGGTAAGGCAGTGTCTTCAGTTCAAAAACGAACATCCCATATATCATCATCATAATGTTTCTTCCCCTTAATCTCTGTCTTTAAAGCTACCGCGATTGAGTCGCGCGAGGCGGGCCATTTCGGCATTTACTGCGTCAGCGGCAATCCGGCCAATTTCGCGCGCGTCCTGCCGGTCAACGCCGTGCAGGTGTACGTGGATTTCCCCCGTAAAGCCGCCAGTGGAAACCGGCGTATTGTTAGCGCTGCGGCTGACTGGAGGGAGTTCCGCTTGTTTGACGGGAAGCGATGCCGCCACGACTGCGGGGCGTGCGCTTAACCCGTTGTTTCTGACTGTGCTGGCCAGCTGCGATTCCTTCCATTCCCCACGAACGGCCAGCGCACGAGGCAGGTTTTTAAACACGATATCGCCGGGGCCGATCTTCTTCGTGTTATCGGCTGTCGCTTTGGTGTTGCTGTCAATACTCTGCAACCGTCGCATAGTGCCGTTATCGCCGGTCAGCGGTGATGTGGATTGTGATGTTCCCGAGGGAGTGCTTTTCACCTCAACTTTTTTCGGCGCAACCTTGGCGATATCTCCCTGAAGGAGAGCGACTTTGTCCTGAAGAATAGCCATGCGCTGTGCGTCTTCGATCTTCTTCCTAGCTTTTTCGGCCTCATCTGGCAGAACACCGAGTTTTTCAAGGATCCAAGCTAATGTATCAAGCAACATTTTTGCAGGCGTAAGAACAAGCTGGAGCGCACCACCCAGAACATTACCGAACACCTCACCGGCGCTGGCGCATTTATCCAGTGTTTCTTTGCTGGATTCCATTGGGGAAAGTAGAGATTTGAACCAGTTAAAGACTTGGCTAACAGCACTGCTTATCGCGTCAAAGATGGGGCTGAATTGCGCAAAGGTCTCACGTAATGGTGCCAGTCTTTCCATGATGCCGGTGAATACACCTGCAAAAAATGCTTTAAGAGGCTCCCAATAACGCCAGATAAGTACTCCGGCAGCGATAAAGGCCGCCGCTATCAGGCCAATCGGACTAAACAGCAGTGACAGCGCTGTACCCAGCATAGATACCGCAGCAGTGACCATGCTCCATATGGCTGGTAAACCTGTCAGGCGAAGGGTGAGCATACCGAGGTTTTTAGTCAGTGCTCCCAGTGCTGCACCTGGTGCAAGAAATGCCCCCATAAGTGCGCCACGCATAGCGGGTATGATGGTTGAAACTCCCTGCATTTTCCCTGCTAATGAGCCGAGAACTGGTCCCCATCCGCGCACGCTTGCCATTGCTGGGCCGGAAGACGTGCCGAGTGTTCGCAGAGCGGTAATCGTTCCGGCTATGCCTCTGCCCCCTGTCAGCAGGGTAAAACCTAACTGGAGCTTAGTCAGCGGCCCCATCAGCAGGCCGATTGTCAGCGATGTGCCGCCAATGGCGGCAGTCAGAGCCAGAACGCTACCGCCGACAACCAGCAGGGATTGGGCGAGCTTCGGATTTTCCTTCGCCCACTGCGTCATATTCCCCACAACGTCACTCAGTCCCTGAGTTAGGCCGCGAAGCTGATTATCGACGAGATCGTTAATCTGGATGCGGAAGCCTTCCCAAGCGCTGTCCAGATTTTTGAGATCGCCGTCAAGGTTATTCGCCATTATTTTGGCGGCTTTCTGTGCCTCACCTTTGGCATTTTTCAGTTCACCCAGCAGCTTCTGAAGTTCGCCACTACCTGCCGACATGACCAGCGCCTGAAATGATTTTGACGCTTCTTCACCGGCAATATCTTTGAAGAAAGAGAGCTTATCGGTGTCGCCGTATTTGCTGATCTTTTTATAGAGGTCGGTAAGAACTACTTCAGCAGGGCGCATTTTCCCCGTTGCATCAGCGACCTGTACGCCCAATTCTTTAAGGGCATCTTTCGCCCTGCCGGTTGGCGCGGCAAGGCGTGAAAATGTGGCCTGCAAACCCGTACCGGCGATACTACCGCGCAGCCCCACGTTCGCCATCACGCCGATCATGGCTGTTGTCTGTTCAACACTGACGCCAAGGTTGGAAAGACCCGTACCGGCGTATTTCATTGCTTCACCGATATTTTGCAGATCCGTGTTGGTACGGGTGAACGCGCCCGTTAATACGTCACTGACGCGATCCATTTCTTTGGGATCGAGGCGGAACTGAGACAGGATATTTGAGCTGATATCGGCACTTTCGCCTAAATCCATACCACCGGCCAGCGCCATATTGAGCACGCCGGGTAGTGCGGCCTGAATGGCCTGCGGGGTGAAACCGGCCATTGCAAGAAACGCCTGTCCGCTGGCAGCGTCAGTCGTGGTGAACTGTGTTTCTGCGCCCAGCTTTTTGGCCTGTTCACGAAGTGCGGAAAAGTCTACTGAGCTTTTATCTATGCGGGTCAGCGCCTGCACGCGGGACATTTCCCGATCAAACCCAACGGCGGGGGATAAAAAGCGCCCAGCTACATAACCGGCAGCAGTGGCCCCGGCAACGGCCATCGTGCCACCACCGCGAAGTTTGCCCGCTGTTTGCTGCATCTGGTTGTAGCGCGCACGTGCCTGTGTGACAGCGGCAAGCTGTCTCCGCTGCCGCTCCAACGTCTGGTTGTACTGTTCAGTTCGACGTATTGCACTCTGAATGGTGCGATCGCTGCCGACCAGCGAAACGCCGTGGCCGCGTAGTGCTTGTGAGGCGGCGCGCAGCTTCACCATTTCCTGTGTGCGTGCAGAGTTCAGGCGCTCCAGCTTTGCGGCCAGCGCTGCCATATGTGCTTTTTGCTTATCTGTAAGTTGCGTACCCTCCCGTTGTGCTTTATTCAGCCCTTCAAGTGTTCGGCTGGCGTCGTCAATTTTGCGGGAGGTCTTTTGCACGCTGTCACGCAGACGGTTGAACGTGCGGGACTGACTGTCCAGATCTTTAATGCTGGACTGCGTCTTTTTGAGGGATTCAGACAAACCGCCCGCACTCTGGCGGGCGGCATTGACCGGGCGGGTAAGTTTATCGATCGCGCT